AGAATTTAGCCAAGAAATTATCAACAAATGGATCTTCCTTGTATTTTTCTGTAACCTGGGTACGTAATGCAGTGAAGAATGATGACTTAACTGCTGAAGTTCCATCTCCTTTTCCAGAACTTACAACCTTGTATGCCTTTATCTGATCATCTAATATTTTTTTGCCATTTTCTCTAAGATCTTTTGTGCCAAGAACACGATCTTTGCCTAGTTGTGTTATCTTGCGGTCTATCTCTGCTTGCTTTTCTTTATTTGCAGTTGCTGCACGTTGGGCTTCAAGTATCTTTAATTCTTTATCATATTGATTATTTAAAGAATCAATTTGGGCTTGATTAAATTCTAAGTTTTGACTACCTGCTGCAGCAGAAGCAGCAGCAAAACTTTTACCTTCATTAATCATCATGCCCTTGTCGCCATTAGCCCAAGATTCTAATTGAGTCAAATAATCATCAGTAAGAGATTGCTGCTCATTAACTAACTTCATTCTTACTTCAAGTGGATTTTTCAGTAAGTCTTCTCCTCCTGGACCTATAAGATCTAAGAGTTGTCCGCTAATCTGAGATGTAAGAGTTGTGTCCTTTAGATTAATTCCAATTTGTTTTGCTACACTATGTGCCTGCTCTGCTGACATAATTCCATCTGAAACATACCCAGCAAGTTGAACAGCCATGGTTTTAGCAGCGTTGTCTGCTCCTGATGCCAGGGTCTTAGTAAATCCAGACATAACATCTTTACCTACTTCATTTTCTAAGAAGGTGGCCCCGAACTGCTCTTTACCTCTGTCAAAACCAGTTGTGTATCTATCAGATGCATTTGCCTGTCTCTTTCTATCATAAATTTCACTTGCCCCAACTTTTCCAGTAAGTGCGCCGATACCCTTCATTTTTTCTGTTGTTGCAAATGTTGCATCAACTAATTTAGATTGTGACTCTGCTGCTTTCTTTGCTGCCCTATCTAATAGGAAGAGTGCTCCACCAGTTGCTGCTAGTGCTGTTATTGCTAATCCAAATGGTCCCATACCTGCAAACATTGGGGCTAGACCTGCTACGGCAGATGCTCCCATCATAGCCATACCACCTGTTTGATTGCCAGCCATCATCATTCCTGATCCAGCCATTCCAAGACCCATTGCTAGGCCACCCGATACACCGCCTATTTTTTGTTGACGAGCCATTCTTTTTTGTTGCAGTTGATCCTTGCGTGTTTGTCTGGCTGTTTGAGGAGGATTTTTCTTGGCTTCATTAATAGCCATTCTTTCTAGGTGAATTTTTGCTTTTGTAATTTCAGCCTCAGTTCTTTGAATTTTTATTTTTTCCATTGTTCTTTGAATCTGAGTTTCAGTTAGAATGTTTTCTTTTCTTAATAATCTTGCTTTTTCAATAAGACCAGCATCAATTCTTCTTTGTGCTGCCTTGCTTAATCCATCTGATGATGGACCTCTTCTTCTTGATTGTGAGTCTAGTCTTGGATCTCCATCAATCATTCCAAGCATATCAAAAGAAGGAAATAAAGGACGTATGCCACTAGCACGTAAATTTTGGAATTGTCGTCTTGTTCCAACTGTTTGATTTAGTCCCAATGAGGTTGTTCTGCTATCCCTTTGGCTTCCACTGCTTGCAACTGCGTTTGCAGGTTTTGCACCTGTGTTAGCAATTGTTAGTCTTTCTTCTTTTACTTTACCAGTTTTTGGATTAACAGTTAGTTTACTTTCATTACCAGGATTTACTAAAACTTGGTCTGCTTGTTGTGCTGCCAAGTTCATAATTCTTGATGGCTGTAGTTTTGTATCTCTAAGTATAGCAAGTAGTGCTTTAGCATTTACCCCAGCATTTCTAGGTAGTTTTACTCCAGGCATCTTGCCACCATTTGCTTTATGGTCTGCTGCTTTTGCCTCTAGTTCTGCTGCTCTTGCTACAAGTGCTCTTTGTTCTGGTGTTGCTGGATGTCTTCCAGTTGACATAAATTCTGCTGCATTTTCATATTCAGACAAAAGTGTTGTATCTAGTCTAAGAGGGTTTGATCCGCTTGTGTTATTCCAATTTAAAATATCTTTAAATCTTGAAGAACCTTCTCCGATATACCTGTTAAGCCCAAACGAATCATACTGTCCAGTTCCAGTTACCCACTTTAAAGGATCTCTTCCACCAATTCCAGTATTTCCAACTATATGAGATAACTCTGGTTTTAATTTTTCAATAATTTTAGCATCAGAAAGTTTTAACGCTTTCATTTCTATTGCTGCTTTAGTTTTTAATGGGTCTCCCATTCTTGTTAGATATTCATCCTTAAGGTTTTGTGCTACAGGTTTAACAATCTTTGAAAGACGACCAATACCACCACCTGCTCCTTTATTAGATGATCTTAGGTCTGTTTTAAAGGCTGTTAAACTACCATACCTGCTTCCCTCAAATCCTCCCTTATCAACAAAAACACCATCTGCATTTGGAACAACGCCCATTCTATAAAGAAGAGTGTTAACTACTTGCTCTTTTGTTCTTGCATGTTTTGCTCTACCGCTAGGGTCTGACATAAATGAATCCATGTCGTCTGGATGAAGATACTTTGTTACTCCATCAACATTGATTGGAACCATCTTTTGAATTTCATTAATAAACTTTGTTTGTTTTGAATCAAATCTTTTTTTGTTGCCAGAAGGAGGAACAGGAACTACTCCTCCGTCCCATGCTGTCTTTATTATTCTTGCTCTATTTGGATCTACAGAATCAAGTGTTTTTACAAAGTCAGACTTTACTTTTCTTATAAGTTCTGCTTTTTTTAATTGACTATCTTCTTCAGAAGATAAAGCATACTTTTTTATTTGTTCTTCAACTAAGGATCTTGAAGCGCCTGAATCAACACCATCTTCTGCCTTTTTAATACCTTCTCCAGCACGAGCATGAATTGGTTGAAGTTTATCCCATTGAGTTGTTTGACCTGCTTTAAGTCTTTTAAGCATGTTTCCATATACAATTTTTTCGGCTGGGTCTAGATCACGATTCCAAGACTTGATAAGACTTTCTAATCTAGGAATGGACTTAGAGATTTCTGCTTTTATTGCTGAGTCATATTGTGCTGGAGTCATACTTGCTGCAAGAGATGATGTTTCTTGTGCAAAGAACTTCTTTGCTCCACCCTTTACTCCAAGAAGATTAATAACTGCTTGCTCTTCCATACTTGGCATTGCCTTAGCAAAATCTCTAAAACCAGATGCTCTATCAAATACTCCAGCAGTCCCAACATCTGATAATACATTTCCAGACAGGTTTGGTTGTTGTAAGTCTTTGTCTCCTCTTAGCGTTGATGCAACCAACTGCTTAATCATATCAGACTTTGAGAACTTTCCAGTTGTTGCCGCTATTCTAGGATCATATGGTGACTCAATAACAATAAACTTTCTTTGACCTGTTGGATCTGTTGGGTCCATCATTGTTCTAATGCTTTGTTTTGGTGAAACCAAACCATGAACTTCTCTAGCAATCTCAGTAGCACGAACTTCTGCCAAAGCAGTCTTATCATCCATTGTTGGTTTTACTACAACTAATTCTCCGTTAGGCTTTCTGTATACCCCGCCGACACCTCGGACAGGGAAACTTCTTCCAGAAAATGGTTGAAGCAGTGTTCCAAAGTTTGAAGGTGGCATTGTTCCAAATCTTCCAAGGCTTACTTGCTGCGCTATTTTTTCTACTATCTGTCTTGACTGAGATGTTTGTTCACCAGACTTTGGCATTCCGACAAACTGAGGACCAGACTTTCTTTCTGGATGAGGACCAGGGTAAGCAGGACGTTTTACCTTTTGCATTATCAAATCATTAGTAGAGTATCTAGCAGGACCAGCAGGAATTCTGCCAGCCATAAATCCTGGAACCTTATCATTAAATATTGCACTAATCAAGCCTCTATATTTATCAGTAGTCTTTGCTGGGATAACTGCTTCACCTGGAGCAAGCATCGCTGGCTGAATATCTCCCGCACCCTTTGGTCCTGGTACAGTTAAAATTCCATCCTTATACTTTCTTACTGGAGGCAACTTGCTTGTTGCTGATCTTGCTCCACCAACTCCACCAGAAAATAGTGCAGGATTTTGAGATGCCATTGCTCTCATTTGTGTGCTTAGTGAATTATAAGATGAAGCAAGCGCATTGACAGATGTTTTTTCAACGTTAAATACTTCTATTAGTCTTGTATGGGTTTGATGCAAAGATTGTGATGAAGCAGCATTTTCAATCTGCTCCTGAGTCATATAATTAAATCCAGCACCCAGAACAGATGTTTGTCCGTTTAGTTTTGCAACTCCTCCACGAAGCATTGCAAAGAATTTAATAACATTTGCTACTCCATTTGCAAGCAAACCAAATGTCATAAGAAGAACAGGCCCAAGTCCTGCAACTACTGCAACTATAGTGGCAACAACTTTTTTAGTTTGATCACTAAGCCCATTAAACTTTTCAAAAAGACTTCCAAAAAATTTAACAACTGGTGTTAAGGCTTCAAGAAATGCTTTTCCTAAAGGCATAATCTCTTGTTTAAATTTTTCTATTGCTGCTTGAAATTTAACCCCAGTTGAGTCTTCTATCTTTTTCATTTCTCTTTCAGATAAAATTGCTAACTCTTCTATTGATGCACCTGCTAATTGAAAGGCTCTTGATGCTTGTGAACCATCTTTAGTTACATTTTGAAACAGTGTTGACAAACGTGCAAATTGGAATTTACCAAACATCTGCTCAATTGCTCTTGCACGATTTAACGGATCAAGTTCATCTAATGCTCTTGCAAATCCAACTACTATTCCCTTAATATCTCCCTTGTTTGCTTCAACAAGTCCTTTAATATTGATTCCAAGATTGCCCATAAACTTTGCTGCTTTGTCAGATGGATTAATTAAAGATGCAAGACCAGACTTAAGTGCGTTAGCACCTTCTGATGCATTAATGCCACCTTCCTTCATTGCTGTTAAGAAGAATGCAAGATCTTCTACAGATCCTCCAAGTTGTTTTACAACTGGGGCTGCTTTTGGAATTGCAATTGTTAAATCTTCAATAGATAGTAATGTTTGGTTTTCTACTGCGTTAAGAAAATCAATTTTCTTTGCAAGGTCTTCGCTAGAAATTCCAAATGCACTTTGCAAAGATATAGTTGTTTCAAGTGCCTGTTGCTGTTCAATTTGGCCAAGTACTGCCAACTTTGTTGCTGTTTCAACCTGTGCTGTAAGTGCACTTCCTTGAAAACCTGCTGCAGCAGCGGTAGCAGCCATTTCCATTGTCTTGCTTACTGCAACACCATACTTGGTATATTCGTTTCCTAATTTTCTTATATTTTCAACTGCTGCATTAACTTCTGAATCATTTGTAAATGCATCTCCATATACACGACGAAACTTTACAATTTCAGCATCTAGTTCTTTAAATGCTTTTGCTGCTGCGCCACCAAATAAAGCAAGTGGCATTGTAAGACCAACCATCAACTGACGACCAGCCCACTGAGTATTCTTACCAAAGTTTAGAAGTTGTGTAGAACCCTGCTTTAATAATTGATTTAAGAACTGTTGTCTTTGAGCAGCATATTGAATCCTTGTACCAAGTTCAGTAAATTTTCCACTAGCCATTTGTAGGCTTTTAGGCATAATTCTAATTGCATCCATAAACCCAGCATTGGATTTATTCATTTGAATGTATTGTGCCTGTAAAGCCTTTACTCTATCTCTACGAGCACGATTAATAATCTCTCGCTCTTCCGCAAAAGCCTTACCCATAACACGGGTATTGGCAGTTGCTGCTGCCATTGTATATCTATAGTACTCACGAAGAGATAGTTTATTTTTTTCTAAAGCAGATGTAAATGCTAGAGTACTTCCTGCAACCTTGACTTGACTTGCAGAGAATTTTCCAGTTGCCCCGACAGATTGTAGAAGTTGAGCGTTTAAACCTTTTTGTGCATTTGCAGCAGCCAGGTTGCCCTCAGCAAGTGACTGATGAAACTTGCTAAGGCCTGCCTGTAGAGAACGTAGTTGTGCAAGAGCGGCAGCCGTATCAAAATTGATATTTATATTAGAATTTACATCTGCCAATTCTCAACACACCTCTTTTATTTTATTTTGTTAACGAAGTTAATACTGCACTTGCATCAGAATTTTGAACACCTGATGCTGCGTCAATAATTTCGTAAACTGTAGGGAGATCTAGGTTTTCTTCTAGAGCCTCTCTACTCTCTGCCAAATCTGGCTTGAATTGTTTCATTGCAATTTGTACACAGTCAATGAGGATATCCATTGACTTATCGTTATCATCGGATACCGACGAAAGAAGTGCAAACTTAGCCATGAATGGTCTAAGTAAGGATAACTTAAGTGGTCTTACTACAACTTCTGTTCCGTCTATTAATGTAATAGTTTTCTTGTTTAAAGGCTTGTCAGCCATAATTTCCTCCTTGTAGGTTAACAATTAATTATACCACGCTGAGCATAGTTTTTAATCTATTTTTTCATAGTCTAGGCCCATGCCAATTCCAAACCCAGCCTTTTGTGCATTAACTCCTTGAAGTGCCACAATGTCTTTAGAGTCTGCTGCTTGTCCTCCACTAAAGACTCTAGCCTTCATTTCTTCCCAGGCATTCTGTTTACCGCTTGACTCATCTAAATCTACACCTTGCATTGCAGCAAGGAACTTCTTTTGAGAGTAGTCTAGATCTCTTTTTACTTTAAGAGTTGCTACTATCTCTGGCATTGACATTGAAGACTCTAGTTCGTCATAGTCTTTCCAAATCCCCAACAAAAACACCTCAGCCTCTAACTCTGCTAAATCTAACTCATCCCAGGTAGATCCACTTTCTTTTGCTTGTTTTTTTACTGGTTCTTCAGATTTTTCATTTATTTTTATTCCCGCTGAAAAATCTAGCAGTTTATATATCGTTGGCATATCGATATTGTCCTCTAACTGCTCCTGAGTTTTTATACTTGGATAATATTGTCTCATTGTTATTGTTGCACACTTAGACAAATAATTAATTGCTTCATCGTCATTTTTTGATGTTTTTACATTTTCAAACTCTTCTAAAAATAACTTTAAATATTTTATTTTTAATGGGGTTATGTAGAGTTCTGTTCCATCAAAGAGTTCTATTATAGAGGTTTTATATATTTCTGTAGGCATTATATAAGTATACCAAACAGAAAGGCCCAACCCCGAAGGATTGAGCCTCTCCTATATTAAGTTGTATTATGATACTAATGAGATAGTACGATCTACGATCTTACCGTATGATGCGTCATCATTTGGAAGAAGACGGAATGATACTTCGAACATTGTCGCTTCATCTCTCTTTGCAGATACTGTAACGCTTTCAATTGAAAGTGCACGGTATGCTACGTAAACTCTTTCGAGTTCATCTGATGCTGCACAGTCGCCAGTTCCTGGACCAACTGCAACCAAACCGCGTTCGACTGGGCATTCGCCAATGTCTCCTGCTGAAAGATTAAGTGTTGGGTTAGATGATACTGTTGTTAGATCTGAATCCTTACCTGCTAGTGCAAATAGAAGATTCTCTAATGTTGATTCTGCGAATGTAGTATTTAGGTTTACTTGCATGCCTTGCTTGAACAACTTAGCAACGTCAAGAACCTGGTCTACTGCAACCTCACCAAAGTCAGGCTGGAATTGAATTTCCAAACCGTTCATTGTATATCCAACGTTGCGGAAATCTGCATCATTTGACAAAGTTGTCTTGTATGATACGTCTTCTACGTATGCTGGAAGGGCTGCATTTGTGAGTACGCCTGCTTCATGTGTGAAGAGGGCTGCTGCTCCAACAATAATATTGTTGCTGCTACCACGTGTATATGCCATTTATTTCACCTCTTTATTTTCTTATAGATTTAAAGGGCTTGTTTCCTCAAGATTAATTATAACACCTTTTTAAGAGGATAAAATTTGAGTATCTTGGTGGTATTCAAAGTCTATGATTATCTTATTCCCGCCATAAGTACGGGCTGTGCCAAAGTCAATGATATCTCTTACTTCTTCAAGTTGGTAGACTCTAAATCTATGGAAAAAGAACTTACAGTCCATTTCATCAATTGGGCCATTTGCCTTTGCCCATTTATTAATTTCTTCTGCTGTTTCGTCTTCACGATCCATAAGCCTTAGAACTGCCTCTTGAATACGGACCATAGTCTCTGTGACATTTGCTTCTGTTGCATAAAAATAATAAAGTAGTTGTTCTTGCTTTATATGTGGAAATGGAGATCTACGCATTCTAACAAGTCTATCCCAGGTACACATAACCCCACCGTTGTAATTAGGAAATGATGCAGTTAGAGCATCAAGTGCTGTTGGAGATGATGGAAAGAATGGTGGCATATCTGTTCCACTTAGTTCGCTAATTTTTTCTCTTAAGTATGTATTTATCCAAAGTATTGGTGTATTAAGTGTTGATGTTGACTCTGCCATTATGCTATCCTCCCTGCGTTAGCAACCCATTGGTATCCAGTCTTTAAACCTAAAGACCTTCCACCTCTTTTTGCTGATCCTAGATTTTTCTTATAAACCTGTGGAGATTTAAAATACTGAAGAAGACCACTTGAGTTTAAAAATGATTGTCTAAAGTATACACCAAAAAAGTTATTAATAACATTATTAAACTGTCCCTTAGTCTGTCCTCCAGGATTATCTACACGAACTTCTCTTGAGGTATAAACTTCTTGACCATCAACTTCAAACCTTAAGACACTTGCTTTTTTAGGTCTGATTGTAACTGCAACGCCTTCTTCCATAATCTTTGCTTTATTGTAGAATGGAACATTAGATCCATTTTTAATTGAAGAGGACTGCTTTAGCAATGATGTAAAAGTTATGCCTATTCCAGTAATCTTGTAATCAATGTCAAACAATCTTGCCTCTGGACTTCCGACCTTTTCCCATTCATAAATATGATGAAGTAATTCTGGAGACATTCTTGCATTTACATCAATGAACTGTGATGCCATCTCTGCTATTTTTGGGGCTAAGCCTATGTAGAGTGCAGACTTTCCTCTTTCTACTCCCTCAAGAAATCCAGCAGAGTATTGCATAATGTTATTTATTTCTTTTTGAAACTGTCTACTATCTATTACTACGCTAAGCATCAGACATCTACCGCCTGATTTTCAGATCTACGGATTACTAAATTATAGTATTCAATTCCACCAAAAGGTCCAACGTATGGTTCTTGCGTAGCAACTTCAAAGATTGTTGATTTCCCTGATCTTGGGCCAGAGGTTTCCGTATATATGTAATTACAGTTCTTGTCACGAATGTTTGTTAAGATAATATTTGTTATTGAATGTGGGGCATCTAAACTTGAAATTCTAAGATCTGTTTTTGCTCTGCCAATAAGGGTTGTTCTTTGTGTAATGTTGACGTTTGGCTTTACTTCTTCATTCCCTGCTGTTCCTACAGCATTAAAATTAGCAGCAATAGTTTTGTCTATAATCCAAGTTTTCTTAACATTGCCATAAGTTCCCTGCTCAACAAGTGGATAATAAATATCTGCTTGCAATGGGAACATAAAATCTGGCTCTTCGCATATCATTAAATTACCCCTGGTTTGACAATGGTTTTAACATATTTGTCAAGTATTTTATCTACTAAGAAGTTTCCAGTCCCCCCAAGCATTGCTTTATCAAACTGAATTCTAAATTGATCTGTGTTGTATGATGTTACATATCTCTTGTAGTAATCTAACTTTCCACACTTAAGGTCTTCAATTAATAACTTGGCTGCATACTCAACATCTTCAGGAACTCTCAAATATCCGTGGTCTACAACGAACGTATAGTCATATCCTGATGGAAAGGCTATTCCGTCATACCCATAATACCCAAGATCGCCACTTGCAAATGGAAGTTTTTCTGCTGTTGACTCATACCTATTTAACTCCAGAACATCAGCCTGAACTCTTTGTATAGCAGTTTTGTCTAATGTTATTACATATTGATATTCATACAAATCTGGATTTGATCTATCATAAACTAAGACATTGTTCTCATAAACCTTAAATACTCTATAAACCTTTTCCCATAAAGAGAAGTAGTCTGAGCCATTGCCTGTTCCAACTATTGTTATTTTTTTATTGTAAAATCCTTCTGGCACAAATGTATCTATCATTGATCTTGCTACCAATTCCAATGTTGTGTATTCGGCAATCTCTGATGCCGTTGTTCCTAATGTGTTTGGATCTACATATGGTCTTATTAATTCATAAAACTCTTCGTAGATTGAAACCTCTATCTCGCTAACAATTTTAAAAAATTCTACTCTGTAATTATTGTCATATCTGCCAGGAAGAGAAATCTGTAAATTATCTCCTGTGTCTGAACTCAAAAATTCTAAATTTCGTACTGAAAGATCCGTCATATCCGTGACTCTTGCATAAATGTTTACATTGTTGTAGCCTGAAGGAACAGTGTATTTTACAACAATGTCATTGTACGGCGCGAGTCTTAATATCTCCATTGCTTACTTTCCAAATTCCCTTGCAACTTCTTCTGGGGTTGCTGTACGAATGTGAGAGCGAGTTAGCCACTTTTCAGCAGCATCCTTTTCAACAATATTGTAGCCACGAGAAACCTTACCCACCTCTGACCATGAAACATTTTTTGTTGAATAAATTGCTACTGTTTCAGTCTTTTCTTTAGCCTTTGTAACCTTCTTCTTTTCAGAAGATCTTGGTGTTTTTGTTGCTCCGATAACACCTTCTGCAACTGATCCAAGGGCCTGAACTTCTTCAGGTGCTTGATATGATGGGGCTTGTACAACTGGATTTTGATTAATGTTTTCCATGATTTCTCCTTGTTAGTATTATATCATTATAAATAGTAAGGGGAGCAGGAGCGTTAACTCCTACCCCCCCTAAAATGGACTGATTACAGATTATGAATCTGTGTTGTCAGCATCAGCGAATGCGATTGCATCCTGCTCTTCCCACTGAATACCGAAGCGAACGAAGACTGTGTATTCTACAGTGTCCTTCTTTGGCTTGTATTCACGGTTTACAGTGATATCACGCTGGAATCCCCATACACGGTTCTGTGGGAATGTCAAGTCGACATATCCTGCAGGGTAGTATGGAACTTCCTGAACATCAATTCCGAGAACACGTGTTGTACGTGCTCCACCGAATGTCTGTCCAGCACCATCAAGGTATGCTTGACGGTTTGCAGCAGTACCTGCTGGACGGTTAGCAAATGCTTCTGCTACTGCGTCTGCAAGTGTACCGTTGTTCTTGATGATTCCTTGGAATGCATCAGTACCTGCGTAGAACTTAAGGTTTGACTTAAGTGCACGGTACTTACGTGGCATTGCAAGAATGATCTTCTGCATTGCGTCTGTTGACCAAGTGTTATCAGCAATTGTTACAACTGCTTCATGTGCATCTCCGTCTGTCGTAACGCGGTTTACGAAACCTTCCATGATTGAAAGGAATGCGTCTCCACCTGTACCTGTTCCGTTGATTGCAAGGTCTTCGATATCATTACCGAAAGCATTTGTCATCAAGCGGACAATGTGATCTTCTAGTGCTGCACCTTCGATGTTATCTTCTAGTGCTTCTGCAGATACTTCCCAGTCAAGACGAATCTTCTTTGTAGTCAATTCAACCTTTGAGAATGTTGCACCTGCGTTTGTGTAATCGCCAACTGCTTGCGCTGCTGCACGAATAACACGCTCTCCGACGTTTACCTTTTCGAGTTCCATTGTATTGGCTCTCATAGTAACGCGACGGCCATCTTGGGCGAGAATGGTAGCATCCCACACGTAGTCAATAAAACGACGTGCTTGCTCTGGGCGTAGGATACCTGATCCAGCCTCACCTGAAGGGTTAACTGCATTTGGTCCAGATGTAACGCCTGATAGTGCTGTTGGGATATTTCCTAACACGCCACCATCGGTGTAATTACCTGGTACGTTTGAACCTGCTTCAGATCCAGATGCGAATGCACCTTGTCCCTGATACAGTCCTGGTGCTGTTCCACCAAGATTACCTGATGTTCCAGGTTGGTTCTTTTCTATATTTTGTTCCGACATATTGTCACCTCCTGTGATTTTTTACTTATTGTTTTTTTAATTAAATAAGTCGGCTGTTTTGAGGAAACTACCGCCCCATAGGGATTTTTCAACCGTTTCAGGCTGATTCTGTACTATCTCGCCGAGATCGCCAGACTTTCGGAAAGCAGTGTCTTGCTCTACAAGTTCCACACGCTTACCAAATTCATTGAATGTATTTGTTGCTGCTGCAATATCTTTTGCAACTGCTTCAAATGATTGTTTTGCTGTCTCAACATCTACCTTTGAAGACTTAAGCATTTCTACTTCTGCCTGCAAAGACTTTACTGTTGAAACTAGATCGCTAAAGGCTGATTCTAGAGTATTCTTGATTTCTGCAACTGAGTCAACAATTGTTTCATCTGATTTAGATACCTCTGTGGTCTCTTCAACTACATCAACTGCAGAAGTCTCTTCAGACTTTGCAATTTCTTCTGTTGCTACGACTTCATCAGCCTTAACAACTTCTTCTGTAGGTGCTTCAACAACG